AGGCGCTTAGTATTGAGATCTTGCTGAGCTGCGTCCATCTTGTCTTGACGATCTTTGAGAGCAGTCTCGTAGTCAGTCTGAAGCTTTGTCATTTCAGTCTGAGCTTTAGCTAGCGCGTCAGCTTGCTTCTTCGCTGCAGCTGCAGCCTTCGCAGCTCCCTTATCGACGTTTCCACCTGGGACTAGGCCAGTAATATCCAAAGGCTCGCCTGAGCTGGTGCCTCCAGCTTTAGCTAGCTGATCCTTGATATTAGGGAACTTTATGTCAATTTTCTTATTAGCTAGACCGTCGAGCTTGCTACTGAATCCACCAATATCTTTAGCTGCGCCATTGACCGCGTCAGCTATGCCCTTAAAGTGTGAGCCGATAAACGGAAGGTGAGTAGCTCCTTCAACTACTTTACCGATAGCTCCTACCAGGTAGCCAAAGGCGTCTATAACGATCTTCAAGGCGTCTACGGTGACTTTTCTGAAGGTCTCTGAGCCATTCCATAGCTTGACGAAAGCTGCGACCACTAGGCCGATTGTGGCGATTATTGCGATCAGTGGAAGGTTAGCTGCGACCCAGGCTGCAGCTTGAGCGTAGAGAGCTGCCGTTACATTGACAATAACAGCAAGGAGCACCGTGCCGACTACCAGGGCGATAGCCTCCATAGCTCCTTTGTGATCGCCTAGCCACTTGAGAGATCCGATAAACCAGCTCTCAAGCTTTGTAAGAATAGGCAGAAGAAGGTTTCCGATCTTTTCTTTAAGATCCTCAGTCTGAACGCCGATAATCTGCATTTTGCCAGCGTAAGTTTGAGCGTAAGCAGCAGCCTGTCCACCAATTTTTGCATTTAACTGGTCAAAGGCTTTAGAGATCGCTTCATTCTTAGGCAGGTGAGTATCGAGGACAATTCCGAACTCACGGAAAGCTCGAGCTGCACCTGTGGTACCGCGTGTAAGGGTTGAAGCAGCTGTAGCTAGATCTTCGTGCTTGAGGCGAGCGTAGTCTGCAGCTACGGACATAAGCCTGGTGGACTCAGTGACTGATCCAGTCGCTGTAATCATCTTCGTAAAGGCGTCGCGTGTGTCGTTAGCCTTAAATCCGAGAGCCCCCATTGACTCTGTGGATTTCATAATAGCTTCACGGTTAGCGTCGGTATTGACCTTCGCGTTATTCATAGCTGTACCGAGAGCAGCTACTGAAGTCTGAGCTGCTTCAGCTGCCTTTACAGAATCCTTGAGAAAGCCCTCGAAGTCGGTAATACCTTTTTGCAAAGCTGAGCTGGCAAAGGTACCGAGCATAACTGTCTTGAGCCCAGCGAACTTAGTGCTGGCTGTATCAGCTGCAGCCGTGATGTTTTTGATACTGGTCGTAGCTTGATTGACGCCAGCTTGGACGCCAGAGGTCTCAAGATTGACGGTGATATTTAGTGGAGGAATCTCGCCTGCCATCTGCTATCCCCCCAAAGGCCTAAATGAGTACGCCAGAATCTGACTGAGTTGTCCTGACGAAACCAGTCCCGAAAGAGCAGGCTCCATATATGGGTATTTTACCCCACTTGCCCAGTTGCCACCGCCTAATTCGAGGTGACGAGCATAGATAGCACCAGCTCCGACTTCAGCTGAGTAACTACCGAAACCTTTACGACTCGAACTAAAAGTCATAGAGGTTAAAAGATTTCCCGTACCTCTGTTAGGGCCTTCACCGCTGCGTGGCCCGATATGCGGGTTGTATCGGTAATACTGATTGCCATTACGAGCAGTAACGCGCACTGGAGGGTTAGAAGCTGAATCAGCGTTTTTCTTTGCGTTGATATAAACCTGGCGAGCTATCAGGGACATAGCTCCATTAGCTGCCTGGTCAAAGCGAGCAAGCCAGCGCTGCATACCAGCCTGAAACTCAGCAAAGTTATCACTCACCGCTGCGCCTGCTCCATCTTCTCGTTTTGCACTTCATCTAGGGTATCAGCGATAGCTAGTAGCCAGTCGGCACGATTAGCTGGTAGCTCATCTACCTGGCTAGGCGTCCAGCCGAAACGATCAGCGAACTTAAAATAGACCCATTCTTCATCTGGATAATCCAGATCTGGGTGACGTTGAAAGCCCTGAAGCGTAGCTTTTAAGCGTTGGAGCTTTCTGTAACCGCTTTTGGGTCTGCCTCATTCTTGTCATTCTTAGCAAGAGTAGGGAAGAGGATCGAGCTAATATCTTCAGAAGCTTTAACCAAATCGTCATAGTCAGCGATCTCTAGCTCTTCAAGCGACTCTGGCTTAACAGAAGGAATAAGAAGATCGAACGACCAGTCCTCAACGATTGTGGCGATAAGAGCTTCAGTAAAAGCTAGGCCCTTAGCGATTTCACCTGTGAGACCGTCGCCAGCCTTGATAACACGGTTGCGATCTTTAACGCGAAGAGTAGACGGATCTTTGAGGGTAACTGTAGCTCCAGACGGGAGCGTGATCTTTGTGCTTGCCATTTTGCCTCCTAATAGGTTACCCATATCTTAGGGGATAAAAGGCGAGTAGGGGAATCAACGGCGAGGCAAATCAACCGTGATCCCCCTACTCGATATTAGGGTTTAGAGGTAAGCAGCAGACTTAGCATTTTGGATAACCCACTTGATAGGTGAGTATCCGACGGTACCTGAGTCTGTGAGGTTACCTTGAGCGTTAATGTCTACTGTGATTTCGACATAATCCTTTGAGCGCTCGATAGCAGCAGCTGTGTAGGCGCCCTTTGTGAGAGTTGCCTGGATCTGTGTAGCTGCAGCTCCTGAGCCTTGAGCCCAGTTAAAGACCAAAGCTGGCTGAGTGTTGGTCAAGAAGTTTGTGAGCTGAGTGTCATTTTCCATAATGAAAGTGACCTTGCCTGTGACTTCGAGAGCTCCTACGAATACCTGGTAAGGGTTTTGTGTGTTGCCGATACCAAAGATAGGAGTGACTGGGCGCTTCATATCGAGGTTTCCAGTAACAGCGTTTGAGACTGTTGTACCAGCTACTGAAACTGTGCCGTACCAGACTGGTACTGGGAGGTTAGTTGAGAAGCTAGGGGTAGGAGTTGAAGCTGTAGCTGAAAGCCAGCCAGTGCTCTTTGCGTCGTATTCAAGAAGTCCCTCAGAAGTGAACTTGAGAGAGAAATCGTGGAATTGGATACCAGCGTAAGCGCGAACGTTAGCTGCGTAGAAGTCGGTCAGTGTGTAAGAAGCTGGCTGAGCGTCTGCGCCTGTAGCTGAAGCGTTTTTGAGCGAAATAGTGTGGGTGTATGGAGCAGAAGCGCCTGTGAGAACGTCCTCACCGAGGAGTCCTGCGATTGGGAAGCCGACTGTATCTGCGAAAACAGCTCCACCAAAATCAAAGGTTGAGTTACCGCGACCCTGGACATAGTTGTAATTCTTGACGAGTGATCCGCGTAGACCCTCATCATAAAGTGGGCCGTACTTGTCCATTGGCTTCAAGCTTGAAGCTAGGACAGGGATAAAGGTAGTAGGTGTTACTGGTGTGCCTTTAGTTGTCTCTTTGGCAATTCCAATATACGAACGGTGGGCATTTTGTACTGACACTTATTCACGCTCCTGCTGTTGAGTCAGACGGGGCTGACGCTGGTGTTGGATTTACTGCTGGTGTTGCTGGTGTTGCTGGTGCTGCCTTTTTGCCTGAAGCTGGTACTACGTCAGCTGCAATAAAGTCAGCTGGAGCGTCGAACGTATCGCCTGGGTTAAGTGTCAGTGCAAGCGTAGGAAACTCTCGCGCTGCGTCGCCTGTGTAGGTGTAGCTTGCCATTTTTCTCCTATGCCTGGATCATTTCAGTAACGTCAAAACGAATCTCTGCGAAAGTGTCAGTAGCGCCGTTGTCTGACGTGACAGGCTCTCCGTAGAGAGTGTCGATCGCAGGCTCAGCACCCTGCCACACCAGATTTCCAGTCGTATCACCGAACCTGTGATCTGCTCGCAGCGTTGCCTTGATGTTGTCTATAAGTGTATCAAAATCAGCCATTGAGTCCTCAGCGTTATTTTGTACTGAGTGATGGAAGATCTGTAGGACTACCGTGTAATCGACTTGCTTCCAGCCACTATGAGCTCCACCAATAGCAATACGCTTTTCGCGCTCGCTCTGGATAAAGATTAAAGCTGCAGCTCTGGAAAGCTGACCAGGCTTTGCATTGACCTGGTAGTTAATACGCTTAGGAAACGAGGTAAAGACCTGGTTAAGCTGGTCGATCCCTGCAGTCTTGAGATAGTTAAAGAGCGTAGCTCGTACGTCTGCGCGACCTGCCATTTATCGAACCTTACGGAATGGGCGCAGTAGCTCCTTAGCCATAGCCAGATCTGAGCCGATAATATCCTGGACGCTAGGGCCAGAAGAAGGTCGAGTCGTTACTGCCATAGTCATAGAGCTATCACCGCGAACCTTGAGGAAGTCTGTGACCACCAGGATCGCAGCTTCTTTAACAGCTGCAGGCATACCTGAAAAAGCTGCGTTAGTGTGAGAGTAAGCCATAGCTGTAGTAAGCGTGACTGGGTTAGCACCGTAGACGTAGTTATTAGCTACCTGCAAGCGCTCGCTGTACTGACCGTCATAGAAGTTAATAACCTGTCCAGGCAAGATACCGACAGGGTTAGCGACGGTAACGCTTTTTGATCCAGCTGCGCCTGTGCCAGTGGTATTGACGTAGCCAGCTGTGTAGTTGTAATTGACGTAGATCTGAGATCCAGTTGAGGGTGGGAAGCCAAAGGCTAAAGGCCCCTGCGAGCTGTATGAGAGGCTTGTCTGGGCGATTGGATAGATCACCTTATCCGACTCGAACCAAAGCGGTGTGAGGTCATTTACGACCGTTAAATTGGTAGGTGTAGCCCCGTAGCTGAGCGAGCTAATTGCAATAAGAGGGGTAATCTCAGGACGGATAATGAGATTACCTTGAGGAGTCATACGCGTACGCTTCTGCTCTGTTACGGAGCGAGCGATCAGTGACTGGTTAAGATGGGTGTTAATCCAGGAGCTTGCGCGCCCGATAACGGATAGAAGCTCAGCGTCCTGCTGAGCCTGGGTGCCACCGACTACGAGATTGTTATAGTCGATCGCTGTAGGAGCGTTTTTATATTCAGCAAGGGTTAGATATTCGTCGTCCTGGTAATACGGTGTGTTATTAGTTATTACCGTCGTTGCCATACTCTATATCTCCGTCCGTGCGTGGTGTGGACTCGTAGGTATGCCCACAGCGCGAGCACTTTCTAAACCAGCTGCCGAAACCGCATTGGGTACAAGTGTACCCGCGTTGAGCGTCGCCTGGAGTGTGCCTAGATAGATTCTCTTCTACGAAACCCTGGCTCTTGAGAGCTGCAATATCTTTAGGGTTTGAGACTTCATACATTCCACCTTTGTCAGCTTTATAGCGTCGAACGCCTGACTGACTCTTGATGTTTGTCTCTTTAACGAAACCGTCGCGTGGTACTAACCGTGCCATTTTGCCTCCAAAGTAATAAAGGGAGAGAGCCGAAGCTCCCTCCCCTTATCTTATTCAGTTTTCGACTATGCAGCTGTAATACCTGAAACGATACCGTTCCAAGCAGGAGCCTGACAGAAGAAGGTACCGCGGAAGTAGGTGCTGAACTCATAAGCGAACTGAGTTACAGGCCACTGGATACCCATATAGTCCTGGACGAGGTAGTTAGACCATACGTCTGAAACCTCTGTGTCAGGAATTGGGAGAGTCCAAGAGATAACTGGAGCTACACCCTGTGGAAGCCACGGATGGACAATGAGATCGACAGACTTTCCTGTGACTTCATTGACGATACCACCGACGACAGAACCGAGGATTGCTCCTGTTGTCTCGTCCTGAGTGATATTGAGACGGTAGTTAGCGTTAGCTGCACCCTTGATTGAGTCAGAGAGCTGCTTACGGTCTGAACCGTTGATGAGGATAGCGTCTGGATCAGCCTTTACAGAGTTGTAGAGACCAGCGAATACTGTCTGGAACTCTGTGCCTGGGTTGGTGTTCGAGAAGGTGCTAGCGATATTGTTGATAAATCCGCTTGATGATCCGAGGAGAGTAGGAAGGATTCCGTCATATCCTGTTGCATAAGCAGAAGTATCAGCTGCAGCGCGTGAGGCAACTGCGCCAGTGGTCTTGAGAGGCCCCTGGTTTCCTGTTGAGGAAGTAGCTGCGCCACCGACTGTAAAGGTTGTACCTGTTGTACGACCCTGGTAGTAAGCGTTAGCTGCACCAGTAGTTGTACCGACATATACGTTGTAAGCAAGTGCGCCAGTTACAGGTGTAACTGTGACGACAAGAGCCTGACCTGAAGTGGTTGTAGCAGTAGCGACAGAAGAAACGATCGACTCACCAAAACCAGTTGAAGATACACCAGCGTCTGCTGTGACGTAGACGTAGTAGGTGTTAGCAGCGATAGCTGTAACTGAACCTGAAGCTGTTGCACCAGCAGCTGTAGCTGTAGGAGCTGAAAGAGCGCCTGAGTAGCCAGTTGAAGTACCGCGAGCCATAAGCATCATTCTTTCTTCCATAAGCATTGTTGCATAGAGGGTAGAAGTTGAAGATAGCTGACGGAGATCCTGGTATCCGAGGCCTGAGAAGTTAGCGTCGAATGAAACGCTATCTGAGAGGCTGTAGGAGTTGTAAGGAAGGACAATATCGTCCGCTGTGTAGCTGATCTTTGGGCCACGCTCAAAGTTGATTGAACCGAAAGCAGTAGTTGTAGTTTCAGATACGCCAGGCCAGATCTGTCCTTGTCCACCAGTACCAGTACCTGTGTAACCAGTAATGCGCTTGATACGGTGTGAAGTACCGACGCCCTTCTTACGAGGGATACGGTTACGGAGAGGTGTAGGACGTGGTGTCAAGAGCTTTGCAGGTGCTTCCAAGTCGAACGCAGCGAAAGAAGTGCTGAGTGGGCTAGTAAGCGAGATATCCTTCTGAATATCCTGCATAGCAAGGCGCTGAGCTGAGATGGCGTTATTAAGGCCAGCAAGAGCGTCAGGTGTGAGTGACTTTGTTGCAGCCATAGCTTCGAGAGCTGCGACTGGATCTGCTGAAGGAGCTTGTCCTGGAACGTTTGTACCAGCTGAGAGAGCCTTTGCGAGCTCACCCTGGTATTCGTCCATACGAGCTGCTGCCTTCTTTGGCGAGCTGACGTCTGAGAAGAGGTCAGTAGCCTTTGGAGGAGTTAGAGCCAATTTGGATTCCTTTGTTTAGAGGGTCGGTTTGATTAGTCCTGGTCGTCAGACTTGCCAGCCTTAGAGAGAAACTCTTTCTCTAGTGCCTTATAGCCCTTGACCAGAATTGGGTCAGATGTTGCTGCTGCCTTAGCGCGATATTCCGCTGCCTTTAGCATTAGCTCGTTTGTTTGTGTGACAGCAATACGTCCAGTGCGCTTTGGCCCACCAGCTGCTGCTGCCGACTTTGCTGCTACGAGCTCTGACTCAAGAGCTACCGCCTTCTCTTCAGCTGCCTTAGTTGCAGACTTTAGAGACTCGATCTCTGCTCGGACTGATTCAGTCGCCGTCTTTACAGCTTTCTCAACGATCTCGGTTACTACTTCGTCGTTGAGAACTTCAGTTGGTGCAGCTTCTTCAGCTGCTACTTCTGCAGGCTCTTCGCCTTCTGCAGACTTGATTGACCCAGCGTTTTGCTCTGGGGTCATAATGGTCGCTGTTGATACGTTAGCTGTTGTAGCGATACCTGCATTATTGCCAGGGATCTGAACGGTTGTCTTACCGTGATCCTGACCAGGCATACCGCAGCCACACTCTAGGCACTTGCCGATAGAGGCTGACTTAGCCATCATACATTTCATACACGGAGACTTATCGCAGCCACCGTCTTTAGCGCAGGCAGCGCAGCCGTCGCAGTCACAGTCAGCTGAGTCCTTCATAGCGCCCTTATCCATAGCGCACTTAGCGCACGGTGTTGATTTGCAACCGCCAGCAGCCTTACACGCTTTGCAACCGTCGCAGGTGCAGTCGGCTGAGCCGTCCGCTGCCTTAGCAGCTGCCATTTCAATAGTTGAACCTGACATATTTGTCTCGCCTTCTTCATCTTCGCCGTCTTTCCAGCGAAATAGGTGCTTAATTGCTTCGATTAGCTCTTCAATATCGTCACGCTCGTCTGAACCGTCTGCCATTTCGCCAGCTTCTGTGATGATGAGCTGAGCTAGTGCGCGACGAGCTGTGTCGTATGAAGCCTGGTCGAACTTGACTGTCTCTCCATTAGCTGACTTAACCAGCTCTAGGATTGTTTCTGCTAGGACTGATTTAGCCACTGGGGTCTCCTTTGTAGGGGTTATTGTTTTTGCTCCGTAAGTACCTGAGTCTGCGATTGCCAGAGGCCCAGTCTTTTCTGTAAGGCTGGTATCTAATTTGCCGTTTTCGTCTCGTGGAGAACTTGATTGAGCATACAAAGCCTGTTGATGAGCTTCCTGGATATGGGTGCTTCCGCTTCGTCCGTTTGATTCCGCTTCGTGTGCTTTATCAAGAGCTCTAGCTGCTGCTCGCATATTTTTAGCGACTTCTTTATTAGAGTTTTTATATTCTTCAGCTTTGGCCTGAGCGTGGTCACGAGCTGCTGCAATTTGACCTACTCGAGAGCTTTCTCCTCCACCACCAGAGCCAAAACGACCGTGAGCGTCGCGCTCCTGGCTATCAGAATACTTCTCAATTAGCTCTTCTACCTGGGTAAGTGTGCTGTCGTTACCGACTGACTTAGCCAATACGAGCTGGCAGGTAGGGTTAGCTGGACGATCGACGAGTGAGAGCTCAACGATCTGACCGTCAATAATGCGACCGTTAGCAGCCTTGTTATCGCGTACTACGCGTGGGCCTTTAATTCCGATTGAGAAGCCCTTGAGGACTTTATGCTCAACTTTGAGGATAGAGTTTTTGTCTACAACTTTGGCTGTGACGTAAAATCCGTCGCCCTTTTCTTCGTATTCAGTAGCGACGCCAGCTGCAATAGAGCTGTGCTGTTCGCGGATATTTCCACCAGACTTAAACCATTCCGGCATAGCTCGCTTGAGCCAGTCGTTATCGCAGATCTGCTGGTCAATGTCCAGATCGTCTGAAGTAGCTTTCCCGTAGACGGTGAGTGTGCCGTCGTCGTTTTTGTCGTACTTAAAGATCTCTGCATACGAGGTAGCGAAATCATTTGCCATTGGTGCTTTCTCCTTGTTGAGTCTAGCTGCGATACTTTCAGCCCAGGATTTTCCAGCGTCTCCACCCCAGGCGTCCCACGCGACGCGACCTGGAGAAGGAAACCCCTTCTCGCCCTGATTAAATCCTTCTGCTTTCTTATCAACTTCGTGACGAGCAAAGAAGCTCACCATTCTGTTGATAGTCTCAGCAGATACACCGTCACGAGCTGCAAGCTGTGAAGCTCGAGCGCGACCTGTATCTGTGAAACCCCCGCCTGCGTGACCCTCAGAAATCCAACCGAGAGCCCGTTTCGCAGCTGACGCTACGCCTGCAGGTGGGACGAAACTTTCACTCATATTTAGTTTTTATGCCGAATACATAACGACGACAGCACCAGTCGCTGTACCAGAAATTGAAACGCCGTAGAGAATATCGTTGCCGTTTAAGGTGATGGTGTAGGGCAAGCTCTTTGGAATAGTCAGCCCCTGATTTGATCCAGCTGTGACCGTAATGGAAGAGTCGCCCACGAAAATAGGGTAGGTGTCGTTATTGTAAATAGTGACTTCAACCTTGCCGACACCATTAGGGATTTGAGCGAGGATTGTAGGAGTAGTGCCTACTGTGACATTATTGTGAATGAGAGCCATAAGAGTCCTATCTGCGTGTGTACAGAAATTGTAACGGTTTCACACGCCCCCTGCTTAGGACTATTCGTCAGCTAGGCGAGCTGCAATTTCCTCATCTGTTAAATCGGCATATTGAGGAGTACCGCTGAGATCTGGCATTACAGGTATCACGTCGCACTGACAGTTAGGGTGAACTGGTGGCTGTGTATCACCGCTAGGGAAATCGTCTCCTAGATTGACGATCTTGCCGTCATTTCCTTCACACTCAGGGCAAGGATCGTTAGTAGTCCATTCGATCTGCTCTACGCCATTTGCTGCATAGCTATCAACGTTAGCTTCGATCTTTGCTCGCTGACCTTCTGTGATGGCGATAGTAAGAGCTCGCTCAGGGGCTGAGAGGCTGTCTTGAATATCATTAGCGATCTGTCCTGGAGTCTTACCAGCAGCTATGCCGTCAGCTAGAGCTGTACCGAGAAGATCGTGGCTGTAATCAGCTATGCCTCGAGCTTGAATATCTATATTGCCTAAAAGCTCTTTAAGTCCACCTGGCTTTGAGAGTAGAGCTGCAGCTGCAGGGTTACCTGGTACCCAGTTATCCCAGTTAATTGAGAAGTTAGGATCGAATACGACTTGACCCTGGGCATTGGTTTTAGGTTTTGCTGAAGCAGTAGCTACAGGGCCTTTCTGAGCGCGATCAGCCATATTTTCAGCTGCTTCGCTCTGGCCCAGGACATACATATCGGCATAGTGTTTAGCTAGTACCTTCTTAAACGCCGTCATATCAAGAAGCGCCCCGTGCATAGCCCAGGCTCTAGCTCGCATACGAGCCTCAGTCTTGTCTTTGGTTACAGGTGGGTGCGTATCCATATACTGCTGATAGATACGTCGTCCGTCCACGCTTGCCTGAAGAGCAGCGCGTATCTTTACCGCGTTTTTTGTTGCTACACGCGCACTAGCTTTCTGTGCGCCTATGCTCATAAGAGATAGGCCTTGACCAGAGACTTAGCTGTGTCCATATCGTTATCAAAGTAGCAACGGTTAAGCGCTTCTCCGACGATTGGGTCTAGCGCCTTGAATTGGAAATCACGCGTACGACGGTAAGGCTTTTCTGCCCACTTGATAAACGCACGAGCTTCTTCAGCTGCAGCTTTACCCATATCAGCATTACCTAACCAGACTGGCACTTGATCCATACCGAGTAGCCACATAGCAAAGAGTCTGTGGTGTCCGTCTACGATAATCTGCTTTTCGCCGTCGTCATAGACCAGCGCGTAGTTACGGTAAGGAGTGAGCGCCTGGCCCATAGCTTCAATATGGTCAGCTACGTTAGAGCGATCAAGCTGGGTGTCTGTGCCGTAAAGATCCTTTACGTTCACCAGGGTTAGCTCAGCCTTTTCCCATACGTCAGGTGAGACTGGATAGTCGCCGTTTTGAGTCTGGACTACAGGCCAGGGACTAGCTACTGAGTCAGCGAGCTCTTCTGGGTTGTCAGAAGTAGGGTGATCGCCAGCTGCGTTAGGCAAAATCTTGAGACGTGATAGTCCAGCCTTAACCTCAGCTTTAGAAGGTACGCCAGCTTTGTCAATATCTGCAGACTTGACAGGAGCTGGCTCAACTTTAGGCTCAGGCTTTTCCTCAGCTGCAGGCTTCTCTTCACCAGGCTTAGGCTCTTCCCCTGGAATTGGGGCTACAGGGGCTACAGGAGCTGGTTTATCTTCTACTGGAGCGATTGGATTAGTTTCTAGGTTATCGACGCTAGGAGGCTGTCCTGTGGCTGTACCGACGTTGATTATGCCGTCTGGTGAGAAGAGGAATACAGATTGACCAGCGACCAGCATTGGCTGATCTGCAGCTGGTGTATCCAAAAGAGGAAGTCCAAGCTCTGAGCGTCGCTCGTTGATGGTCTTAGTAGCTCCACGAAGCTCGAGGTCAGCTCGCTTAGCTTCTTGCTCGTTGTCGCGTCCTTCAGCGATCATAAACTTAAACTCAAGCTCACGAGGCATACCAAGATAGCTGTAGCTCATATTGGTTAGCATTTTGCCTAGCCAGTAGACAAGTGGGCCGACGCCGATTTGTTGAGCGCTGTCCTGCTCGCCCTTTTGGTGTCCAGAGTTGCCTAGACCGCCGTGACCAGAGAAGCCGATTTCAGTCGGCATAACGCCAAAGTGACCGCAGATAGAAGTAACGAGATAAGTGTCCAGGATTTCCTTGAACTTTTCGCCGTATCCGTCGAACTGCACTGGATCAAAGCCAGCTGGGAGAACACGAGCTCTCTTGCGCTGTTCAGTCTGACCTGAGAGGTCGTCGTTGATTGAGTCCTCAAGCTGACGGAGAAGGATTGGGTCATTACCAAAGTCAGGATCGACCTTAAACATAAGCTCTGGCAATACGCCGTTAGTCCACTCAGCTCGTAGCCACTGCTGGCGACGTAGGTAAAGATCAGCTACAGGTAGGCAGCGCTCGACTGGAGAGTTGCCGTAGACGCTCATAGCTCTACGATTACGCACGAGGTAGGTCAGCTCTTCAGAGGTGAACTCACCATCTGCGTCTGGTACTTCATTAGCAGCTGAGAACTCAGAGCGTGGGAAGCCGTAAAGGATTTGCTGGTAAGCAGCTCCTGGTGGCATTGGACGCATACCGCGATCGTCGATCAGTGGCTTGATTGTTGAGCCGTCTAATACCTGGAGTCCGAATAGATCTCCACCGACAGTCTTTTGAGGCCAGATAGCCCAGGCGTCGAGTACGAGGATCTCTTCAAGCGAGATCATTAACCAGTCAGTAAAAGTGAAGCCATTTGCAGGGTCTGGGTTTTCCCAGAAAGTACGAGCGCGATAGATCTCATCTGAGAACTTATCACGAGCTTGAGCCATAGCGCGAACGTGATCGCCACCGATTTCAGCAATAATCTTTTCTGAAGCGTCCTCAGCTATGACAATATCCCAGTCGAGGCCAGTGATCTTTGACTTGAGGACTTCAATACAGCGACGGATAATGTCGATCTGTTCAGCTGCGCCACGCAGGGTCTTAAACGGTACGAGCTTCTGCTCTGTAGCGACGTTGATATTTTGAGCTACCTGGTATTCGTAGCGACGTGGATCAGCTTGTCCGTTAGGGCCGACAGGGTTGATAGCGCCAGGAGTGATCGGTAGACCTGGTGCGAAAGGTACGTTACCGAAATTAGGGTTACGAGGGAGAGGCTTAGTCGTATAGCTGTTATCTCGAGCTGCCTGCTGCATTTGCTGTTCAGTCATAGAGACTGCGCCAGCTGGAAGCATAGGCGACTTCATTTGATCTGCTACTGCTTTTGCTAGACGGTCGATTAGACCCATTGTCTCTCCTTAATAGCGCCCCTTGAATTACAGGCTAAGGGTAATAGTACCGCTATCCGAGAATTACTACGCGATAAGCATTAGCACTAGGAGCCACTGAGAAGTTCAGGGTTACAGTGTTTGTGGTAGCGCGAAGATTATCGACGACAACTTCTGAACCATCTGCAACTGTGTACACCTGGACGATAACGTCGAGAGTACCGAGGTTATGGGTAATGGTGTAGCTGGTAGCTGAAGTTGAAAGAGTCTGTGAGAACTTACGAGCTACGACAGTGGTGTCGATCGCTACAGTGCCAGTGCTTACGACGATACCTGTACCAGCTCCGACAGCTAAGCCAGAAGAGCTAGTACCGAGACCTGAGTTAGTAGCGAGAAGGATCGAAGCTCCACCAGAAGCTGCCTGAAGTCCACCAGTAGAAGTAGGGTTGAAAGCGATCGACTGACCTGTGATCGTAATACCGTTGCCAGCTGTGTATTCGCCTGCAGCTGAGAACTGTGTCCAGGTGACGCCACCTGTGACGCTGGTAACGATATAGCCTTGAGCTGCCTGAGTTGAGCCAGACTCTACGAAGGTGAAGTCACCGACTGCAGGAGTTGTCTGGTCAGTAGCGCGTGTCCACGCAGTAGTCTGAACGACGTAAATACCATTTTGGCTAGAGGTGCTCTGATTCTTGACGAGTACGCGATTTCCAGCTACGACTGATACACCGTCGATTGTCTGTGCGCCTACGAGTGTGATCGAGACTGTTGTAGCTGCAAGGACTGATCCCTTAACATTGAGACCCTGAGCTGTGCTATCGACGTAATTCTTAGTAGCTGCGTCCTGAGCTGAGGTAGGGTCAGCGAGGCCTGTGATCTTCTTAGAGTTGAAAGCGACGTTAGCTGCTGGAGCACCAAAGGTATCGAGTGTGAAATTACCTGGAGTAAATCCGTGAACGTGGTCTTCGTGAGCTGCAAGAGCGCCAGTACCGACTGCAGCTGTAGTAGCTGTGATATTAGAAGGCGTTACAGAAGTGAGCGCTGGTGTGCCGTGTGTGTGGTCAGAGTGAGCAACGGTGGTAGCTGTACCGTTTGATGAGCTAGCGCCGTTTGTTGTCTGAGCTGTGACTGATCCAAAGCCAGGGCCTGCGTGTGCGTGGTCTGCACGAGCGTAGTTAGTCGAAGTACCGTCTGCAGCTGATCCCGCGATTGAAACGGTTGTCGATTGTCCAGAGCCGAACGCTTCAGCTTGCTGCCAGCTTGATCCGTTTGAGTAATAGATCAAGTAGTTATCTGTGGCGTAGTAGAAAGTACCTGAGTTAGCTGAGCTTGCAGAAGGACGAGCTCCAAGAGTGCCTACTGTAAATCCACCTGTAGGGATCCAGCCGTTACCGTTGTAGTAAAGGAGAGTGTTAGAAGTGGTGTTGTAGTAGATCTGACCTGTTACTGGTGATGATGGCGCCGTTGCAAGATTCTGGATCTGCGCGTTAAGGAGCTGATTCTGGCTGAGGTCGATATTTACTAGAAACTTGCGTGACATTTCATCTCCTAGATGACGTAGGCAGTACCACTAAAGGCTGAGCTAAAGTTTATCAACATTTGATTCACTGAGGGGTAGCTAAAAGTACCCTCGACCTGAGTACCAGCGCTGTCGAATACAACAGCTGTCGGGTGTCCGTTGAGGTTATGGTTAATAGTCCAGGTAGCTGAAGAAGTACCCTGACTATGGGTGTAGAAAATCGTTGTCGATCCAGAAGGCCCTTGAAGCCCGACCGTAGCGATCGTTACGTTAGGTTGAGCTTGAGATAGCGTGAGGTTTGTAACCTGCTGGACGATCGTTACGTTTTCTGTGGTCACGAGACCCTCGATTGAGCGATCGTGAGAAATCCGTCAGACCAGTCGTAGTTAATCCCGCCACCAGAGGTAGCTTTAATGCCATAAGCGTAAGTACCGATAGGGATAGCTGCAGTCTGGGTACCAGTAACGCGATACGTTACTAATCCAGCTGTAGGCGTAGTCAGGGTAATTCCTGAGCCTGTCGAGATACCTAGCACCATAGAGTTATCGACCTGGTTGCGGATCTGTAGCTGTACTGAGTAGCCAGTGAGATCAACAGGGTTGCCTGAGCTATCTGTCGTAGTCGTAGTAAAGATCCAGTCGATACCTTGATTTACTGATGGGTTATATTGCGCCACTAGGCACCTCCTGGGTTAATGATAGCCGTTTGACACTTAGGACAATACGCTGTGCCTTTTGGTGATGGCATACGACAGCTCGGACAGAAATCAACTTTACTGGCGAGATATTGCATAGCTGGAGAAGCTACTGATAGCTCTGTAATCGCCCAGACCAAAGCGTCCATACGATCGGGAGAAGTACCAGAGTCAGGTGTCCAGCTGACCATCTGATCCTCGAGCTCGTTAAATCCTCCAACGTGGTGAACTTTGCCCTGCTCATAAAGAGCTGACACTGGCTCAGCTCGTACTTGCTTTCCCCTGGAAGCTGTTACTAGCTTGATCGGTACTGTCGGATCAACGTGACGAATAACAGAGCCGACCATATCTCCACCGTTATTTTTTTCAGCAACGATTCGATTAGCTTTGTATTCGTGATAGAGCTCGACAGCTCTTCTTGCCCAGCCGTCAGGAGAAGCTCGTAAGGTGCCGTCGTGGAGGACGTAATACTGCCCGTCCATAGAAACACCTGCGACCACTATTCCTGTCTCGTCTGAGTCCTCTCCAGAGGTCACTGCGGGGTCAATAGCGACGCAGATCTTCGTGAGATTGGGAGCTTCTGTCACCCTGGCGTCGTCGATTATCTTTCGCGTCCATAGTGCGCCTTCAATATCCTCGAGCAGTTCTCCGTATAGCTCCTGGCGTCCTAACCTGGTGCCGTTATATCGCAGTTGCAGCTCGATCAGAGCTTGAGGAGCTAAGTTAGCTGCGTTGTCAAAAGTTGAGCCTCGGACGATCTCTACTGAGCCATCTTTACGAGCTACGAGCGAGCGCACGAGAGCTACAGGCTTAGGTGTTGTCGTAACGACTGTGCGCGGGTGATCGCCTAGACGTAGGCCAAATTGCAGCTGATCCCAGGTATCTGAGTATCTCCAGGAGCTGAGCTCGTCACACCAGGCGCCGTGAAACTGTGGGCCACGCAGACGGTTAGGCTCGTCAGCTGAGAATAAGCGGATCAGTGAGCCGTTAGTCAGCTTGATATGTCCATAGGTACGGTTGTAGTCCTCGAGGACGCCATATTCGCGCAGTATCCCGATAATGCCAGAGTTACCTTCAGCGCAGACGTCTCGAACGTCACCAAAGGTAGGAGCTACGATCGCCCAGCGTGTGCCATTTTTAGTAGCTGCTTCCCAGGCTAGCCATTCAGCTGCCATACGGGTTTTGCCAGCGCCTCGACCAGCTAGATAGAGCCAGGTAGACCAGGGGCCTTCATTAGGGAGCTGTTCAGGCCTCGCTAGTGTCGCTTCCCACTCTGCTCTCCGTACTGCTGTGCTCTCGTACAATTTCGATAATCTGTCGAGCTCTTTCTCGTAAAAGGTCTCCGTCATAGGTAGTCACCTCCACTTTTGACTCTTTAGGTGCGTAAAGGCCCAGGAGCGTAGCTTCTTCTTTGAGCGCCGACATAAGGTGCGGGAAGGCCTGGAGATCGCCAGCTTCTACTTTAGGCCAGAGAATAGCTACGAGAGCTTCTAAGCGGGTTATATGGATCTGGCGGTACTCATTGACCGACTCCATTGGAGCTCGCTCTGTAGCTCTTAGCCAGGCTTCTCTTGCTCCTGTGTGTGTGGCGTATCCCAGCTGTCTTGCTATCTGCTCGAAGGTTTTACCCTGGGTGCGAAGCTGGACTACTTGGTGCTCACGCTCAAGGACTGCGAGATCCTTTTTGACTTTTCTTACGCGTTTGACAACGGTTTGTGTGGGATTGTCAATGTCAGGCATAAGCGTAACTGTACTGTAATCGTTACGACTGGTCTAAATGACACTTCTATACGCATTTGAATATAGAAGTGACCAGATCGCCTATCCCGTGAAGGAAGAGCTCAGGAGCTCTTATCAGCGATCGGTACTTTTAACTCGCCACGTAGCTGTAACTGCGAGCTGTAACTATCTAGTAGTTAGTAGAGCGCTTACTGGGCCTGAACGCTTTTCCGCGATACTTCCACCTTGAAGGATTCGATAGCCACTATTCATCTGCAGCTTGTTCAGAGTTGCAGTGAAGATTTAATAATAGCGCTTGATAGCGGAAGAAGAAGGATTCGAACCCTCGGGGCGCTAACCCGATCCCTTAGCAAGGGATTGCAATAAGCCACTCTGCCATTCTTCCTAAAAACCTCCCTGGTGCGCTTCGTGTAGAGGCGTGGGAGGTGTTGTTAGCTAATTGTAACTGCTTTCTCCATAGCTTCTAATCGAGCGTCAAGAAGGTCGTCGATACTGCTCTCCAGGAATTGACGCTTGCGCCAGTCCATACGGTTTCCGTATTCGTCGGTTTTCAGCTGAGCGTGAAGGTGTCCGATAGCTTCATCTAGCTCAGCTATTGAGACTTCCTCAGTAATGACCAGCGACATAGCCAGAGTTTAGCCTTGCTTACTTTGCTCCCGCTTAGCTCTGTAGCCTTTAACTTCGTCAGCTATGTAATAGACCTTTCGACCCTGGCGCTTTTTCCACTGGACTCTTCCCCTGTGTTGCAGCTGTCGGAGGTTATTTAGGGTGACGCCTAAATACTCAGTTACCTGGTCGCAGCTCCACCATTCCTGGTCGTCTACCACCCTGGCGCCTCGTTACTGACAGCTTTCTTTGAGCCTTTGATAGTGATTGAAACGTCGGTAGCTGAAATCTCGAGCGAGGTCTTTTCTACGCCGTCTTTGTTTGTATAGGTCGATACTCCGAGCTTGCCTGTAACTGTTACAGAGTCGCCTTTACGAAGCTCACGAGCTACGCCTTCGACCTTGTTACCCCAGACTGTAACCTTGAACCAGATTGGCTCGCCTTCGCCTTTAGTTTTGCTCCAGGGAGTATGAGCTAGTGAGAAATTGCAAAGCTCGTAATCGCCTGTCTGCTTAACCTCTGGGTCTGAGCCTAAGTTGCCTTGAATAATGATCTGATTCATTCTGCCTCCTTGAGTATTTTGACGGTGCCATCTTCTAGTAATAATGCGACTGATCCGTCAGCTCTGACGAGAGGCACCTCTGTCGGATCTTGCCAGCTGTGAACCATATAACCGAGCCTTTCAGCTACTGCAGGCTTGAGATGGATCGAGTCGGTTTTGAGGTTATGGCAGCCGTGGTGAACGAGCACCAGGTTAGCTACCGTGTCCTCACCACCGCGAGACCTGAGCTTACGGTGGTGAAACGCCATTGTCTCTTCAGCTGGGCAGTCGCAGTATTCGCAGTAATCCCCTGCGCGAGCTTTAACGAGCTCTATGACCTTTGGGTCGATCATTCTTCCTCGGTCTCTTCCTCGACCCATTCGTTAGGATCAACTGAAGGAATATCTACCTTTAGCGGGGAGATCGGCATAACGATTGTCATTACCCCTCCCGTCCCGTGCCTTGACAATGCTTACATACGTCGGCATAGCGTACCCCACACAACCCTAGTACCAGTAATGTTTTTGCCAGAATACCCAGGCGCTACAAGGAGCTCCATAACGCACTGTGACGTATCGGAGCCCAGCTTTCACCTGGACTAACGGATCTTTAGGCTTCAGCGGATAGTTGTAGTTACCCCAGGTCTGAGGTAAAAATTGAGCTATCCCGAAAGCTCCTGAGCTCTCGTTAAGAGCTTTTGGATTCCAGTGGCTTTCGTGCGTCCAAAGCTGATCGAGACAGGCGTATTGACGAGCTGCGTCTTTCCATTGGTGAGCTATGAGTACCTTGCTGTAGAGCTTAGGTGACATAGTGACGTGGAGAGCTGCTCTCATTGGAGCTACAGCTGCCTGGGCGCCTGTAACGTGCAAGAGTCCTACCGTAAAGGCTGTTAAAAGGACTCGAGCCTTAAATACTATGCGGAGACCTTTCCTCCAGATCCGCATACCCCGCAGGTGTTACCTGCATAAATCCATTCGCCACAGCTGCAGCGACTTATCTTTTTATCTTCTGTTGTCTGACTATTCATTTTCGTCCTCCTACGAGAGATAGCGAATAGAGTCCTTAATTA